AAACAGTGGCGACGTGGGGATTGGGACGAGTTCGCCTCAAGTACAAAATTGGAGGGCTGGAACATATTTAACAGTTGCTAACGCATCAACAAGAGGTCAAATTGAAACTGATGCGGCTGTAGCCGATTCTAGTTCGGCAGCTCTTGGGGCGTTGTTGTTTTCTTATAGTACCAATACTACAAATCATAAAACTGTTGCTTTGATTGAAGCCAATTCAGAAGGCGCAACAGCGAACCAACGAGGCGGGTCTCTTAATTTTTTCACAAAAGCTAATGGAACTGCCCCTCCAGCAAGAAACATGATTCTCGACTCCAGCGGTAACTTGCTGGTGGGGACTACGAGTGGAACATCATATAAATTAGCTTTAAAAACAAGTTCTGCATCACAAAGTGCAATTGGTACAACTGGCACATCTGGCGATACAGCATTTCAAGCAATTCTGATAACCAAGTTTGACAACGACTCAACCACATCGCAAAACTTTATTCAGTTTCAAATCAATAATGGTGGGGCAAACTGCGGAAAGATTACAGCCAACGGCGCAAACACGGCGGCATTTGGCTCAACATCTGACCAACGGGTAAAAGAAAACATCGCTGAGTTGCCTTCACAGCTTGCTAACATCATGGCATTGCGTCCGGTAGAGTTTGATTACCTTGAGTCTTATGGCGGTGGGCATCAAATTGGCTTTATTGCACAAGAAATTCAACAGGTTTACCCAGATGTAATTTCTACAGATGATTCGTCTGAAAAAATTATGTCTATTACTGGGTGGAGCAAAACAGAAGCCCGTTTGGTAAAAGCCATCCAAGAACAACAAGCCATCATCACCGCGCTGACAACCCGCATCACCGCACTGGAGGCTAAATGAACCTGCTCAAGTCTAAAACCGTCTGGTATGCGATTGTTATTGCAGTCTTGTCCATCGTTCAGGGCTATATAGGTTTGCTGCCGATGACGCCGGTAGCACAGATGTTTGTCGGGATTACGATCTCGGTGGGCATCGTTATTTTGCGTCTACTCACAACTCAACCCATAGGGGATAAGTAATGATTAAGCTGGAACTGGAACAGAACGAAGTGCAATTCATCTTGAACATGCTTGGTGAATTACCGTCGAAATCAGGCTGCTTTCCGTTGATCGTCAAGGTTCAAAGCCAAGCGCAGCCGCAAGTCGAGCAGCCCAAAGATGAAACCGTAATCGAAGCCGCGTAAGGATTAACATGATGGCATCTGTCACAGAAATTGAGGGCCGCGTGAACACGCATGAAGCTGTTTGCGAATTGCGGTATGAGAGCATCAACGCCCGTTTAAAGCGCATTGAAGCCGTTGGCCTGACGGCGGCGGGTGCCATCATTATGTTACTGCTGCATCTTGTGACAAAGGCGGGGTAGATGGACACGTTTGATATGCTGGTGAAGGCTTGGCCCATCCTGCTTGCCCTAATCACGCTCATCATTGTGCTGTCCAAGATCGACCTGCGTGTAGCTGTAATTGAAGAAAAGATCAAAACGCTGTTTGAGCTTTGGAACAAAAGGGGTGATAAATAATGTTTACTCTCCTCACTACGGTTATCTCTTTCCTATCCGGTGGTGTGCCAAAGCTGTTGGATTTCTTTCAGGATCGTGCTGACAAGAAGCATGAAGTCACGTTGGCTCAAATGCAAACGGAACGTGAACTAACGCTCAAGAGGGCAGGGTTGGAGGTTCAGGAACGCATTGAGCATATCCAAACTGAGCAACTCCAGATCAACGCGGACGTAGCTAACACACACGCCGCATTGGAAGAGCGCCAAAGCCTCTACGCGCACGACATAGCCATAGGTCAGGGGGCAAGCACTTGGGTGATCAATGCAAGGGCTATGGTGCGTCCTGCCATCACCTACGGCATGTTTATTATGTTTGTGTTTGTGGAGGTGTTTGGATTTATCTACGCATTCAAGACCGGCGTAGAATTCAACGTGGCGCTGGATCAGTTGTGGGATGACGATACCCAGACTATCTGGGCATCCATTGTTTCGTTCTGGTTCGGAACACAGGCTTTCAGCAAGAAATGAACGTCTCCGACAAAGCTATTGAGATGCTGTGCCACGATGAGGGGGTGCGTCGTAAGCCGTATCAGGACTGCATTGGCCTCTGGACGGTGGGTGTCGGGCATCTGATTGGCGATGGGAAGTCGTTACCTGACGAATGGAGCAAGACCCTTACACTGGAGGAAGTTCATGCGCTTCTTAAAAAAGACCTTGTTCGTTTTGAGTCTTGGGTATGCAGATTATGTCCTGTTAATCTTACTCAGCCTCGCTTTGATGCACTTGTCTCCTTTGCGTTTAATTTAGGGGCAGGTGGACTCCAGCGAGCCAGCATCCGCATGAAGCACAATCGGGGTGAGTTTGAAGGTGCTGCGGACGGTTTTTTGCTGTATACCAAGGCAGGGGGTAAAGTCTTTCAGGGGCTGGTAAACCGTCGAAAAGACGAACGTGCCGTATATTTAGGGGCATAAGATGCCGTTACAAAAACTAAAACTTAAAAGTGGGGTCAATAGAGAGAACACTCGCTATACCAACGAGAACGGCTGGTATGAATCCGACAAGGTTCGTTTTCGCCAAGGCACACCTGAGAAGATCGGTGGTTGGAGCCGTATTTCTACCAATACTTTTTTAGGTATATGTCGTTCGTTGTGGGCATGGATAACACTGGGTGCAGTTAGATTAACCGGCGTTGGTACCAACCTTAAATTCTATATCACCCAAGGTGGTTCATACGACGACGTTACCCCAAATCAAACTGTTGTTACCCTGACAAATCCTTTTGCTACTGTTAGCGGTTCCCCCATCGTAACTGTAACTGGCGCTGGTGGTTCTAACGGTAACTTCGTGACCTTCACTGGCGGCACTGCTGTGGGTGGTTTGACCATATCTGGTGAGTATCAGATTACCTATGTCAGCGGTGCTACATACACTATCACCGCAAGTTCTAATGCAACTTCTACTGTTGCGGCGGGTGGAGGCACTGTATATGCGGTTTCAACCATTGATGTAGGCCCAGAGATAGCTACTGCGCTGGTTGGTTGGGGCGCTGGCGGGTGGAATACCGGAACATGGGGCAATGGGACTTCCTCAACTGAACCTATCCGCATATGGAACCAAGCAAACTTTGGTCAGGACTTGATCTACGGGCCAAGGGGCGGCGGCATCTACTACTGGAATGCAACGATAGGCACCTTGCCAAAGACGTTTACCGTCACAATTGCTACCCCCGGTGTCGTTACTTCTACCATTAGCTTACCAATTAACACAGCCATTACTCTTACAACTACAGGGGCTTTGCCGACTGGATTGCTAGTTGGAACTGTCTACTACGTACGGACTACCGGAACGACCTTTAGCCTAGCTCTTACCGTAGGCGGGGCCGCTATCAATACCAGCGGCAGTCAGTCTGGTGTGCATTCCATATCACCACGCGGTATAAATATTGTTTCTATTAGTGGTGCCTCAGACGTACCTATATACCAGAACTGCCTGTTAATTTCCGATACAAGCAGGTTTGTGTTTTGTATGGGCGCTAATGAGCTTGGTAGTACCATTCAAGACCCCTTGCTTATTCGGTGGTCAGACCAAGAATCTTTTACCGATTGGACTCCAGACCCAACCAATCAGGCAGGGGATGTTCGGTTATCGCATGGTTCTAAAATCGTTGCTACCAATCAGTCTCGTCAGGAGATTTTGGTCTGGACTGATTCTGCCTTGTATTCCCTCCAATATCTTGGCCCACCCGTGATCTGGGGAACGCAGCTTATGGCGGATAACATCTCCATTGCTGGGCCTAATGCAGTGGCTTATGCTAACGGTGTGTCTTACTGGATGGGGGTAGATAAGTTCTACAAATACGACGGACGCAGCCAGACGCTTAACTGTGATTTGCTACGGTTTATATTTGAAGATATTGACAAGGCTCAGTATGCTCAAGTTTTTGCGTCCACTAACGAGGGGTTTAATGAGATTTGGTGGTTTTACTGTTCGTTAGGCTCGACTGTTGTAGACCGTTATGTGATTTATAACTATGTTGAAAACCAAGGTGCTGGGGCGTGGTATTACGGCACGATGGGTAGGACTGCTTGGTTAGACTCGGGGATTCGGAATTACCCGCTGGCTGCTACCTATGACAAAAACTTGGTAGACCACGAATTAGGTCTGGATGACGACACCACTGGGACGCCGGTAGCCATAGAATCATATATCTCGTCCGCTGAGTTTGATATTGATGACGGATATAAGTTTGGCTTTGTCTGGCGTGTGTTACCTGATATCACGTTCAGTGGGTCTACAGCCGCCTCTCCCAGTGTGACAATGTATCTCAAGCCGTTACAGAACTCAGGTTCTGGCTATAACAGTCCAGTTTCTGTGGGCGGTTCTACGACCCCTAGTGGGGCGGCGGCTGTGACTCGGACAGCG